GCCCTGGTGACGCATGGTCTCGAAACGGGTGATGTGCTCAGGTGGACGGGCTCGAGGATCTCGTGCGCCGAACCAGCCCTGGGCTTCGTCGACGACTATGACCGCATCGCTCGGCAGCTCGAACCACTTTTCCGGGTCTTCGAACTCGAACCACTGCGCTTGCAGCTGTTCAGGTTTTAGGCCGTTGATGTTGTGGTAATAGACGACGCGACCTTGGGCGTGCGCGTGCTGATCCACTTCACGAATGGTATTGAGGGTCTTGCCGTGGCCGGGTTTGCCGGTGCGGATGATGAGCATAGCGGCACTTCCTTATGCGTCGATTGATGTGCCGCCCGGCTTATGCCAGACCTGATTACGACGACGATCAGTTGCCTTGTCGATCCCGGCCAGGATGAAGCGCGTAGAGATCGCAGCAAAATAGATATTAACGACCACATCGAACTTCATAAGTCCCAGCATGCTTTGAATAACCGGGCCAACAGTCCCTATCTGAGCAAACAAATATTCCTGAGCTTGGCCAATGATCAGATTGAAACCGACATAAGTAACAAAGCCGAAGCCAATCATCTTCAGCACCATCTTAACCAGCGGGCCAAGCGCGATCACGAGCATCTGAACCAAAAGGAAGTAATGCATGTTACTGGCCC